GTTGATTTTCGTATTCGAATTGCAACTACAGCAATTTCTGAACATAGTCAAAAACTGCGACGATTACTGATACATTGACCTCACCTCCCCCATGATTTTATGTTAATCCTATTAATAGAAGCATCCAATCCAGTCCCCACGCCACTTTTAGGCCACAGGTGTAGGAGTAGTCAAGAAATAACCGGCTCTCCTACACCTTTTTCGACCTCTAATCACTACTTATGGATCTGCGAAAGTGCTTCTTTCAGCTTGTCAAATCCGAACATTGCCGCATAAGCCACCATGAACGCGAGGACCACCGCGGCAAACACCATATACCACACAACAGCGATCCCCTTGATGGAACAATATGCAAAGAAAGCGCCGAGCGTCAGTACCAGCGAAACGATCATCGCCAGAGCATTCGTCGGCAGCTTGTCCCAGGTTACTTTCTTGAGCACCTGCACCACAATGTTCGTCAGCACCACCAGCACGCCAATGATGCTGATGATGACAGACCAGTTCAGTACACTCTCCATATTCTTTTCCTCCTGTTATCCCGCCCCGTCTTCGGGCGGAGTAGAGTTTCCCTTGTCAGGCCACGAGTTGTTCTTGCTCAGGTTTTCAAACAGCGCCTTGAGACCGTAGATCAGCACCACGCCGATGATCTCCTTGAGCGCGACCTGTGACAAGGCCTCTGCGATCTGCTCCCGTCCGAGCAATGCAAGGATAGTAAGGCCTGCCACAAAGGCAAAGCCGGTAGATGCTTTACTCATCTTCGTCCTCCTCGTCATCTCGAATGCTCATGACGGTCATAGCCAGACCGCCAAAGAGTAAAGCGCCACTCAACAGCAATCCTCCGGTGATGTGACGCTTACGCTTTGTGTCAAGAACATAGTCGAGCATGGAAATGAAATTCGCAATTCCCTCCATGTCAGTCACTCCTTGTAGCTGAGGACTGCTGCTCCGCCCACCAGGCAGAGGCCGGACATAGTCGCCAGGGTATAAGAGAGCAGGGAAAGCATGATCTTCTTCATAATTGTTCCTCCTTTTAATCATAGCTTGAGAAGTAATGGTTGCCGACTTGGAATATAGGAACTCCATAGTCGCTATAATGGCCCGCGTTGAAGAACACGACATCGTAGTCAGTACGATTTTCCAGTTCTTCTTCAACGAGCTTTACCAGCTCGTCCATAACATAGCAGCGGGTAATACGGTCGCCGTACATACCTGCATACTGGTTTTTCTGCCAGATGACCTCAGAGATCGTGTCCGGGAAATGCGGATTGTCCACACGATTAAGAACGCTGTCAATGACAAGTCGCTGGCCTTGCTCGCATTCGCCCTCGGCTTCTGCCATAGTGCAGAGAGCAAGAAGCTCGATCTCCTCCCTCGTAGCCAAAGGCTCTTGTTCGGGAGTGGGTGCAGGCTCTTCCTCTGGTAAAATATCAGTGGATGGAGCAGGTGTCTCGACGATCAGAGAGAGAGGTTCCGTCTGAATCATAGGCTGTTCCGGAACCGTTTTGGTCGTCGTTGCATTTATCACAAAGTTACAGGATATGAAAATCGCCCCGACGAAGATAAGAAGGCAGATAAGCAATTTTTTCATCGGCTTGTCCTCATGCGAGATAGTCATTCTGGTGGTCGACGATCTTGGAAGTGATGTCGCCGACAACATTGAAGTCCAGAATGAACGCGCGCTTATACTCGTCCGAATCAGCATCGTGACGACGAATCTCGGTCATACCGAAATCAACAAAGTTGTCGCCGTAAGGCTTCTTGTCGTCATAGATCCAACCGACAACAGCGCCGGCTTTGGTGCGCTTGAAACCGAGCATATCGTAAACTTCGTTCAGGAAGAGGTGACCCTGGGACTTGAGCATATCATTCGCCTGAGCCTGACGAGCACGCAGATAGAAGAGGTTCATTTCAGGGTCCTGCTTCCAATCGGAGTGAGTATCATCAAACACCTTTGCGTAAGGGCCGTAGTCAGAGCCATTCCAGTTCTTGTCTGCGACATTCACATTCTGCTTGACCTTCTTTTCCTTGCCCTTGTCGTCCGTGACGGTCTCTTCGATCTCCTGTGCCTTGATGTTGTAGCGCAGCTCCTTTTCAACCTGCTCGCCGAAACGCTCGATTACGCGGTCACGATAATCCTTGAAGGACTTATCAACAGCAGCGTAAGCAGCCGCCAGAGCGACATTGCGCTTCTTCATGATGTTGTGGCTTGCGAGAATGCTGGCGATAGAAGCTGCACCGAGCATGACCGCAGGGGCATACAGCTTTGCAAACTTCACGCCAGTCTGAACATAGGCGATGGCGAGATCTTTCTTGTGATCCTCTTCGGAGTAGGACTCACCAGCCTTGGTGACGCCGTTTTCCTTGGCCTCACGAATATCAGCGAGAGAGTTCTTAGACTCCTCGACGATGGCACCTGCCTTGGTGGTAGCCTTGCAGGCCAGAACAGCACTTGCAACAGCACCGACGATGCCGACACCGACAAGAATTTCAGGGCTCTTCTTCTGGAGCCCAAAGCCGACCTTGGAGAAGGTACGCTTTGCGGAAGTCATGATTTCATTAGCTTTCATGGTAATAAATCCTTTCTTAATTGTAGTTTTCAGCTCAGTTTTCGAGCTCTTTCATGTATTCGTAATACTCGGACTCAGTCGGGAACAGCATCCATGTTCCGTCGACGAAGCCTCTGTACCCGCTTGAGACAAAATATCCGTACATGACTGCACCTCTTTTTAGGTGATTTGGATTGCTCTGGGAAGCTGCAAGATGTAGCCGTCCCTCGTTCGGGCAACTCTGGCACTCTGAATATCAGTCCAGCCGTACTTATCAGCCATGTAATTCTGGCAAGTAAGTCCGGCGAGGTCATAGAGATCCAGCACGCTGGCCATGCCATAGTTGGCAATAGCGGATTCCAACTGGTCGAGGACGAGGTCTGCATCTCCACGGTTGTCGAAGATGATGTCATCGAATTCAAACCCGGCAACAGGTCTCGGCCGCTGATTGTAGTTCCTGCGGTCATCTCTGCGAGGATCGTCATAATACCGCTGATACGATACCTTTGATCCGGCGTTCTTCCGAGTGCCGATGCGGCCGGCTTCGCCAAAGAGAACAATGCTGACAACATCGGCGATGGCGTTCTTCAAACCAGGGATAACGACATCCGTGATGATGAAGGTTTTAACATCGCCAACTTCATCAGGCATGAATATGCCGGCAAATTTCTTGACCTCGCTCTGCTTGCGGGTCTTTGCTGTGCCGTTGACAACTTTCTCCACCCGTTTGGAGGGAGGACTTGTGTTTTCTCTCGCGCTATGCGAGTTATCAGGATATTCAGGCATTAGTGCACCTCCAAAATTTGATAAAAAGAAAAAAGGGAAAGCGCCCTGTTATTGGCACTCTCCCTTGTAGAACTCCGCAATTTACTTTTCTTAGTTTTCCTCGGAATCCTCGTCTGCCGAGTCGATTTCGGCCTTGTCGGTCTTAGCGGCTTCCGCCAGCTTCTTTGCAGCGACCTTCTCTTCGATGATCACCCGCAGCTTCTTCGCCCCGCCAATCACAGCGTAAGCAATGAAACCTCCGATGACACCGGCGAGCAGGGCACCAGCATTAGAGCTGTCCTGAGTCTCGTCGACTTCCGTAGCTTCGATTTCCTCGATCTCGTTCATTCTCTTGTCTTCCATAGTAAAATTCTCCTTTTCAAAAGTAATTTTTGTTGTTTGGTTCTCCATAATAGGAGATGCAAAATCTGCGCTTACCAAAGGTAAATAGGCGGGTGGTTGTGACCGACGACAAGGCAAGGCGTTCCATCATCAGCCAACTGTGTGCTGAAATCGAGGTCTACGGTACTTTTCATATCACACACGCTGAAGCACATATAATCCTATGATGCCAAAAATAAGGAGGGTGAAAAATCTTGAATAAATCCCAGCTTCAGCAAATGAGAAATGATGATATTACGCAGGTGGATCGCAGTGCTTTGGTCAACATCTGCGATATTCATATTGACGACTCTTTGCCGGCTACGGTGAAGGCGCGTATCTACTTTGACCAAGTTATCAATCCGTACTGCTTTCGCTGTGGCGATACGCCTGTGAGAGTACGGTTTGTCGCGGAGGAAAGAACTTTGAAAGAATCGCTGCGTTCTTACTTTTCAAGTCTTAAATAGCCCGTGTGCATATTATCTTTTACTGAAATTTGCGGTTACAAAATAAAAATGGTAGAGTGAAGTTGTAATCGTAGAGGGGAAGGAGACATTATGCCGCGCATACGAAAAGGCATGATAGCGCACGGCGCTATAGAAATCTTTTGGAGAATCGGATTATATATTCGACTATCCAGAGAGGACGAAAATGAAAATGAGAGCGAAAGTGTCATCAACCAAGAGAAAATACTCCGTGATTTCGTAAGTAAGTATTTTGAACCAGGGACGTATGAAATTATTGGCATATTTGCAGACGATGGCCTGACAGGGACAGATACAGATCGACCGGAATTCAAACGACTTGAGAATTGTATTGTTCGCAAGGAAGTAAACTGCATGATAGTCAAGTCTCTTGCGCGTGCCTTTCGTAACCTTGCGGATCAACAGAAGTTTTTAGATGAGTTTATACCACTTAACGGAACGAGGTTTATTTGCACTGGTACCCCATTTATTGATACGTATGCTGCTCCACGTTCGGCAACTGAGCTTGAAGTGCCGATTAGAGGAATGTTCAATGAACAGTTTGCTGCAACTACTTCTGAGGATGTTCGTAGAACTTTTAAGGTGAAGCGGGAAAACGGCGAGTTTATAGGACCATTTGCCCCTTATGGCTATGTAAAAGATCCTGATGATAAAAGCAGATTGCTGATAGATGAATGCGCGGCGGAAGTGGTCAAAAGCATTTATCACTGGTTTGTCGACGAAGGTTACAGTAAAAGGGGGATCGCAAACAGACTGAATCAGATGGGAGAGCCAAATCCAACAGCCTATAAAAAGAAAAAAGGACTCAAATATTGCAGCCCCAATTCTGACAAAAATGATGGCCTATGGTGCTCGTCCACGATTGCTACAATATTACAGAATGAGGTTTATACGGGAACCATGGTGCAAGGTAGGAACCGAGTAATAAGCTACAAAGTACATAAGCAGATATGTACACCGGAAAATGAGTGGTTTATTGTTCCTGATAAACATGAGGCAATTATTGATAGAGAATTATTTGAAAAAGCGCAGGCTCTTCATAAACGCGATACACGGACTGCGCCAGGTGAACAAAAGGTATATCTGCTGTCTGGATTTATCCGCTGCGCTGATTGCCAAAAAGGCATGGCGCGCAAATCTTCCCGAGGTTTGTCCTATTATGCTTGTCGTAGTTATACTGAGAAAAAAGTGTGCAGCAAGCATTCTATCCGAGAGGATAGACTGGAGAATGCGATTCTGGCAGCGCTGCAAATGCAAATCACGCTTATAGATCAGCTTGCGGAGGAAATAGAGCGGATCAATAGAGCACCTGCTGTCAATAGAGAAAATAAAAGACTGACACAGGCGTTGAAACAGGCGGAAAAAAGATTGGCACAATACAATGATGCGGCTGACAACTTGTATCTCGATTGGAAAAGCGGCGAGATTAGCAAAGATGACTATCGAAGGCTGAAAAGCAAGGTGACGGAGCAGATACAACAACTTGAGGAGAATGTTTCCTATCTGAAAAAAGAAATATCAGCAATAGAGAATGGTATTGAGACTAATGATCCTTATTTAACGTCATTTTTGAAGTACAGAAATATTCGAAGCCTTAATCGGGGAATCTTGGTCGAACTTGTAAAGACGGTTTGGGTGCATAAGAATGGCGAAATAACAGTTGACTTCAATTTCGCAGATGAGTTTCAGCGCATACTTGATTACATTGAATGTGATCACGGTGCACTTACTCCGATGGAACAAAAAGCTGCAATGTAGCAGGCAGGGCGACCTGCCTTAAAACGGAACTACTGTTGTGCATAAAAAGCTGGCTCTGTAGGACCGACTGCGCCCGCCGTTCCTTCAACACCTTGAGGCCCCTGCGGGCCGGTGGGACCCGTTGCGCCGGTAGGACCGACTGCGCCTGCTGCACCCGCAATACCCTGTGGGCCGATGGGGCCTGTCGGTCCGGTTGCGCCAACCGCGCCGGCGGCTCCGGCTACGCCTTGAATGCCCTGCGGTCCCTGCGGGCCTGCGGCGCCTGTGGCACCCGTCTGACCTTGAGGTCCGGTAGGCCCAATGGCGCCCGGTGCACCGGGGACGCCTTGAAGACCCTGTACACCCTGCGGCCCCGTCGGCCCGATCGGGCCGGGAACACCCTGAATGCCCTGCACGCCCTGCGGCCCCGTCGGGCCCAGCACATACTGAGGCGGGAACGGCGGCGGAGGAAACGGCGCGGGGCAGGGCGGCGGGCAGCGGTCTGCACAGCCGCACGAATTCTGAAAACGATTCATCGAAAATACCCTCCTTTTAAGCTCGGGGCAGGAAAACTCCTGCGCTTCATTCTATGCCGTGGGCAGGAAGAGGTGAGCGCGATAGAATGTGCACGTTTTGTGAACAATGGGGAAAAGCCTTGCAACGCTTCCGGTGGTATGCTAACATATAATAATATGTTTTACAGAATCAAAATGTTCGTCAGAACAGGAGGAGCTCATGCAGAAGAAATTGCTCATCCCCATCCTCGTCGTGCTGGTGCTTGTGATCGTGCTGATGGTGCGGGGCTGTGGGAATAAGGATGCATCACAGGGTGATAAACAGGACGAAACGCAGGACGTGCAGACGGACACGTTCGACAATACGAACACGACCGGAAACGACGTGCGCACAGAGCTTGGCACGATGACCGCCAATGAAAGCGGCGGTGTCGACATCACCGTCACGGCGGACGGCCCGCAGACGACTTACACCTATACCGATGTCGCACCCGACGCGTGGTACGCCGACGCGGTCAACTATGTTGTCTCCACCGGCGTGATGAGCGGCGACGACACGCAGCATCTCTTCCAGCCGGAATATGGCGTGGAGAGATCACAGTTCGCCGTCATCGTGTACCGCTTTGCCGGCGGCACGCCGACGGAGGAGGACGCAGAGTTCAGCGACCTCGCGGGCGACGAGTGGTATTATGAATATGTCAAGTGGATGGTCGGCAAGGGACTCATGGGCGGCAACGGCGGGGCGTTTGACCCGAGCGGCTTTTTATCCTGCGAGCAGGCGATCATCGTGCTCTACCGTCTTGCGGGTGAGCCCACAGTCAGCGGCACGCTCGACGACTACCCCTATGCGCCCAAAGTATCGGAGAGCGGCAGGGATGCCGTGACCTGGGCGTGGAACAACGGGCTCATCACTGAAAAAGAGTGCGTCTGGTATCCGACGCAGGCCATCAGCCGCGCGCAGGTCGCGCTTTTGCTGATGCGCTATGACGCCTTGATCGGCCGAAATGCGGCGTAAATGAATGAATACGGAAAAATGCGGGCATTCTGTTCTTGACAGAATGCCCGCAAACCGTTGAAAATACTGAATTTTTGAGCTGCCTGTAAAGGAGCAGACAAGAAAAATGTCAAAAAAAGTAAAATTAACTGTTGACAAACGCCTACCCAACGTGCTAAGATAACACCTGTTCCGCGAATGGAGCGTGCACCTTGTAAATTAAACAACGAAACTTTGACAAGCACCAGATGAAAAACTGTGCGAAATGCACAGAGCTTGCGGA